TATCTTTAGGTTTACCTTTGATAGTGTTTATGGTTTTACGTGATATTTCTTTACCAGTCTCAACATTAAAAGTAACTTGTACACTTCTATATCCAATAATATTAGAACCACCGCCCCTCAGATTCTTCTTAATAGGTACAAAAATAAGTTTAGTTTTTGGTGTTGATTTTACCTTATTAATATTAGTAGTAATAGGTGCATTATCTGTAGATTCACTATTTGTTAATGCAGAACCTTGGGTTACTTTATTACTATCAGGTTTAATACCCTTCTCCTCAGATTCCTTATCAACTTCTTTTTGAAGATTATCCATATCTTTTTTAAGATTGGCTTCTTCACCCTTTGCCTTACTCTCTAAATCCTTAAATCCCTTCTCTTGTTTATCAAAAGTACCTTTTAATTCTTTATTTTTTTCCTCAAGTTGTTTTTTTGCATTTTCTACCTCACTATCACCACCAGTTAAAGCAGTCCATAATTTAGTGAGACCACCACCAATCCACTTCATAAAGTCTACAATACCTTTCATAATCTTTCCTAGAATCTCAAAAGCAGGTTTTGCCCATTCAATAAATTTCTTTATTCCTGCTACAATTTTTGGAAGTTGATTAACTAACCATCCAGCAAATACCATCAAAACAAATTTAAGAGGATTAAATCCTTTTTTCATTACAGAACTTTTTACAGCCTTTAAAACTGTCTTTCCACCCTCTAATGCTTTTTCTGCTGCTTTCCTTTTTATTAAATTTGCTTTTTTTCTAATCCATCTTCGCTTAGTCCTATTACTTGACTTGAAGAATTTTTTAGCAAATTTTACATTCTTATTTGTATTAACTTTCGATCTAAGAAATCTACCTTTAGTCTTATTACTGGCACCCATAAACTTCTTGAATCCAGCAACATTTTTCCTTGCTCCTAACGTTTTCCTACTAATAAATCTTTTTTGTAATTTTGGGCTGTTTCCTAATCTGAAACTCTTCCCCATCGCTCTTAAAGCACCTTTCATAGCATTATCCCATCAACATATTATTTTCTATTTGAGTATTAAGAGCATAGATATTATCCTTATCACTGGAAGCTATATGAGCAATTCCTTCCTGAGTCCCTTTTTGTATATTATCCAGTTGTTCAGTGTACTTAGGAATAACACTTATATTACCTTCACCACTCTCTACTGGACCAAGATTTGAACTAACATTATCTGCTGATGCATTAGAACCATTGCCTACATTATCACCATTACCTACAGTTCCTCCACCATCTATCATACCTTCATATTTCGCTCTTATAGCATCTTGTTTTTGCTTAATTATCTCCTTATCTTCTTTAGTATGCCATTTTTTAGTTCCTGTCCTAGCACCTCTCAGATTTATTTTTTTAGATCCACTCATAGGAACATCTTCTACAACCTGCTTAATTTCAGCATTCATCTTATCCCTAAGATCATTAAGTCTTTCACGTTCTGCTTCAACTTCTTCCCATATCTTCTGTTGCTCTGGTGTTCTATTAGTATGTTTTTTCAAACCATCCTTAATGTAACCCTTTCTTGTCATTCCAGCATCTTTTAGTTTTTTATCAAGTTCCTTATGCTTATCCGTAAATTTCTGTCCACCAGTTGCTTTATTTCGACCCCAATCCCAAAGTTTCTTAATTCCCAGAATAGCACCACCAACTCCAACTGCTATTAATAAAGCAGTCAATGTAACTGGATTGAATAATAAACCAGCTAAAACAGCAATTAATTTTCCTATCCCTAAAAGAACTGGACCAATACCAAATATAGCCATAGAGAATATTCCAGCAACTGCTGCTGTACCTGCCAATAATTTGAGACCAATTTTATTAATCATCTCTTTATTGCCAGTCTGGAATGCTTCTATTAATTTAAAAGTCTTATCAGTAAACCATCCAGCAACAACAAATGTAAAAAACCTCTTTAATCTGTCAAGGATGCCCATTGCACCTGTGGCAGCTTTCTTGGTTTTAGGATCTTTATCTTCTATATCTTTTTTATCTTGACCATCTTCAAGACCCTTTTCTGCACCTTCTCTCTTAAGTCTTTGTTCTTCTAATTTTCTTTGTCTTTTTTCTATTTTATCCTTATCTTTCTGAAACTCAAGAATTGCCTTTTGCCCAGATTCTAATGCTCCTACACGTTGTTGAATACTAGCAAGGGTTGTTTGAAATTCTCTATTTTGAGCACCTAAAACTCTTGTAGTTGCTGCTATATTTGTTACCCTAACTTCTAACTCACTAACCCTACCTTCAAGCTCAATAGTATCATCAATCTGTTGAATATTATTACTAGCAGTCTGACCAATACTTGCAAATTGATTTGGTGTAGACACTCCAGAACCACCACGACCACCAATATTGCCGAGGTTAATGGAGGTTTTCTTTAATTTTGGTCTGCTAGTAACTGCCACTATTTGCTTGTTGTTGTTTTGCCTTTAGATTTTCTTCTTCAATATATTGTTGTAGAAGAGATAGATAAACTTCCCTTTCCCAAGGAATCATATTTTCTAGCTCTGTTAAGCTATATTTATGATGCTGCATCAAGGCAAAATTTACCTTATAGTATGACTCAAGGCTTTCGTGAGCCATACCTACCCGAAAAAACTTTGTAGACCCTCCAATAGAATATCATTTTCTACCTTTGTCTTAGGATTCGTCACTTTAAGGGTATGAGACAATTTTGGCATTGTAGCGAAAAAGTTCTCAATTTCCTTAAATTGCTTAGTTCCTAATTGGTCAATAAAATCAACTAATTCCTTTTTAGTGCAATCTGAGGCATTCCAAGATTCTTCTTCATTATAAACTTGTTCAATACAAGAAGCAATTAACTCAAATGTCTGATCAATATCCATATCCTCACCAATATCAAAATTATTTTTAACAAATTCGTCCAATGAAGGATATTTCATTCTAACACTTAAAGTATCATCTACTTTAATATCAGTAGTATGAGTATCATCAGTAATAACCTTAATATCGTCCAAATTGATTATAACAGGAACTTCAGTTTCTTCATCATCAGGGCAAGTAATCATAACTTCAACTTCTTCACCAACTGACTTACCTCGAATATTCAAGAATAAGTACTCAATGTCAAAAGTAGCAAGTTTCTCTACTTTAATACCTCTTGTTAAAATACAATTTTTAAGGACTTGTTGAACAGCAGTGGTTATCTGTTTTGTGTCCTCACTCTCCATTGCGATAATAAGGAGTTTTTCTTCTTTTACAAGAAAAGGTCTATATCTACATTTTCTTCCAGATGACGGAAGTACCAACTCATAGGTTGGTGCGGTAATTTTTGGTAAAGGCATAATGTTTGTAGCACTTCAGTATTTTTATTTATACCACTTTTTGAAAATCCTGTGGCTCAAAAAAATACCCCGATTTTTTTTCGGGATATATGGGAAAAAAAGTTCGATTTTGGTACAGCTACCTAAAATTATTCAGGAAGGGGATATTAAAATTACTACCAGTTAATCTTCTGTTGTGTGCATTGCCTCTGAAGATAGAGAAGCTAGTGTTCTTTCCACAGATATATCTATCGAATGAGAATGAACAAGTTGCTCTCAATATATCTGACTGGTCATATGACACAGACATATCATTCAACTGTCTAGGGAATAATCCATAGAAAGTATATTCTAACTCAGAATTATAATCCTTATCGAACTTAATTATCTTTGTCTGACTAGTTTTATATTCATCAGGGTATGCCATTCTAATAAAATATCCATCCTCTGCTTGATTGGCAGCAGAACCACTTGCCATAAATTCTATCCAATGCTCAAAGAACTTAATAGTTCTATAATCTTGATCAACATAAAATTCAAGGGATATATCCATAAACATTCTACTATGAGCAAACTTCTCCTTAATGCCCATATAATGACCATCCAATTCACCAGTTGCAACAGAACTACCAGGTAGTACTGCATTATTACAAAGCAATCCTATAGTTTCAGCAGTAAATCTCCAACCAACATCCCTCACATTAAGATGTTGTCTTAATTGTGCTGGTAAACCACCAAAGATAACCTGATAATGAGAAGTTGTGGCTAAATTTGATAAGGTTGGTTTGAAATCTGCTATTCTACGAGGTTGTACCACTCTAAATATTTCTATGATAATTATATTTATTTATGGCTTATAAAGGTAAGTATAAAGTGCGAGCACCTTACAAGTATAAAGGTAATCCAACTAAAGTAATTTACCGTTCTCTTTGGGAACTGAAATTTATGACTTACTGTGATACTAATATCAATATCCTTGAATGGGGAAGTGAAGAAGTTTATATGTGGTATAGATCTCCTGTTGATAATCGTCCTCATAGATATTTCCCTGACTTCTATATTAAAGTAAGAGAAAAGAACGGGACAATAAAAAAATATATTATTGAAGTTAAACCACAACGACAAACCAAACCACCTGCTAAACCTAAACGTCAAACAAAAGGATACTTACGTGAAGCATTTGAATATGCAAAGAACCAAGCAAAGTGGAAAGCAGCAAACGAATGGTGTCTTGATAGAGGATTTGAATTCAAAGTAATAACAGAAAAGGAACTAGGAATTAAATGAGTAGGGTACGAGACATATTAAAGAACATAACTGGGCAGGAGTCATCTGATGATTTAATGATGCAAATAATGGAAGCATGTAATGATACAGTCACACCTGTTCCTGATGAAGGTAGTTTTTATTTCTTTGTCTACACACCCAAAACTCCTGGTATAAAATACGATCAAAATCCATTAGTAGCAGTTACAGATATTTTTCCTTGGGGATTCCGTGGTATCAACTTTCATTGGAATAAACCTAGAAGTTATTCCTGGAATGAAATTGCTGGACAACTTTATCAAGTAGATGATAGTGAATTAAATCATCTTGATCGTATTCCATTCCAACATTTTAGATATAGTTGAAGTTTCAAGTATAAATAGGTAAAAATAG